CGGCTTTCAGGTTCGCAATCGCCGTCTGCACCTCGGCCTTCTGCTTCTCGCTCTTGGCCTGCTCGGCCTGCACCTCTTGCGCGGCCTGCTGAACCAACTGCGTCTGCTGTTGGACCATCTGCATGGCCTGCTGAGCTTGCGCCATGACGGCCTGAGCCTCTGGCGGGATCTCCTTCCCTTCGCTCAACTGCTGCTGAATCGGCGGCGGCAATATCGTCTGCCAGCGCTTAGCGACCTCATCCGCATAAGGGAGATCCATCGCCTTGAACACTAGATCGCCCGCAACCTGCATCAACGCCGGGTTCTTGCTGCCGAGCTCGCCGTAAATCTCGGCCGCTTCCTGTCGCTGCGTGCTGAAGTTCGGGCCGACTGTTACCGTTACGTCGTACTTACCCGTCGTCAAGTCGTTCACTCGCAACGTCTTGCCTGTAGCAGGATCGAGAACTAGCTGGTTGACCTTGGCGTAGTCCTCGGCGCCATCCGCCCCAATGACACGCAACTCCCTCGCCGAGTCGTAGATGTGCGGGATGAGGTCGATCAGGATCTCCCAGGTTCTACGAACGCCCTTGGCGATGTTGTCGGGGAAGTTGTATGTAACGATTTGGGCTTGGTTCTGCTTACGAGCGAGCGCTACGCCAGACTTCTCGCTCGACTCCTGGCCGAAGCTCGCCTCATGCAAGCCCGTCACATCTCGCAAGTCCTGCGCCGCCATCTCAGACAACGCCATCAGCGCCGCAGGCACCTCAACTCCTCCCGCTCTCTGCGGGGGCGTCCCGCCATTAGCAGGGTCGGGGTTGTAGAGCTTGAACGGGAAGTTCTTTTTGTGCGCCTCGCTCCACATGTCCGTGTGGCCTTTGGCCTGAGCAGGCGTCGCCCAGAAGTACTCCTTCGGCGCCCCTGCTACGGTCTCGTCGCATGATGTCCGGTTGATGTTGTAGGAGCGCTGAGCGTCCTTGGCGAAACGGTGCAGCCCCCACCACTTCACCTTGCCTTCGATGACCTTGTATTCACCGTAGACCATCACGAACGGGAACATAGAACCCGCCCAGTCCGCTTCCTCGAGAATCGCGTCGCCAGAAGCGATACACATCTTGATCTTGTGCGTCCGCGCCATCCGGGTCTTGATCGGGACAACGCCCTGAGCCTTTAAGGCCGCAGCCTCGTCACTCTCAGAGTCAACCGTGATCGGACCCTCCGGCCCCTGAATCAACCAAATCTCTTTGTCGTATGGCTCCTTGTACCAGTACTCGCAGATACGAATGGTTTCCTCATCCTCCCACTCGTCCGCATCCTCGAATACAACGGAATCCTCGAACTGAATCGGCTTGGCGTCCGGCCAGCGATCTTTGTATGCCTTCCGGCTAATTCTCTCCGTGACGATCCAATCGGCCGCGTCGCGCTTCAGAATGTCCTGACACGCAGGGTCAGCATAAACACAGAACGGGTTCTTAAACGGCTTAATGAGAATATCTTGCTCGAACGCATCCTCGCTCGCGTATTCCGTGACGACTCGCCACGCCGCCATGCCTGCGTCAACCTGATACTCCGCAGCCTGGTCAGTCACAGTGTCGAAGTCGCTCACGTTGGCGATGTTGCGACACAAGCCCTCATAGAGCTCGGCCGTCTTCTTATCCCCGCCCTCGACCGCCCGAACCTTGCCCTGCGGACGATTCGCACGAATCTCGTTGATGACGCGCTTGCCATTGATGCGGCACTTGTTGAACTCGTAGCAGGGCCGGCTACCCCGCTCCTTCTTCATGTTCGCGTCCCACTGAGCGCCAGGCTCGTTGGCGAACTTCAAATCGTCGAGCGCCTCGTCTCGGTTCGTTTGATCGGCCTCGCTCATGACCTTGTAACGGTCACGAATGCGTAGCAACAGCGCAGCCTTACTGCTCTTCTTCGCCATTACGCTGCGTAGCTCCCACGTAGGCTTGCGTACACGTCACCCAGAGCAGGACCGTTGTCATTCGTCATTTGATCCGCCACTAACGCTAGGTAACGAAACCCGTCCGCACCGTGCGACTCATCGTCATGCACCGGAGTCGATGCCTGCCCTTCGCTGTTCACGCGCCGTCGATACCGGCCCAGCCGGTTAAGCAAGTCGCTGGCGTGTGTTTTGTCGACGTACACGCGGCCAAACACCTCACGCGCTTTGCGGATTCCCTGCTCAACATCCACGCTCGGCACGATCTCCACTTCCCATCCCAACGCCTTGAACTGCTCTTCTGCGCTCGTCCCAGTCAGATGCTTTGCTTTGCCGTCATGCGGCAAATAGAGCTTCCCGTAGTTGAGCTTCAGATCCTTGAGCTCTTGGCTATAGCTCGGGATGAACCGCTGCCGATCTTCGATGTAGCGAATGACTCGAATCTCGGAAGCCACCCGCTGCACCAGCAGCAAGCTCATGTAGTCGTTGAAACCTAGGTCGCACACCACGTGGACCTTGAGCATCGGATCGTACGGAGCGTTGCAGAGACGGCCCGACTGCCTAAGTGCCGAGACTTCCTTGAAGTAGATCGCGCCCTCGACCGCTGGCCTGCACTGTCCGCCGTAGATGTGCGCGTAATCGTCAGGCGACTCGCGCTGCATCCGCTCCCTAGCAGCGTCAAGAACGCTAGACCGCCATGGGTTGTCATTCCAGTTCACGAACGCCGACTTCACCTCGGGCGACGGATTCGAGACAAACCGCTTATAGGTTTCGTCCGTGTCCATGTCTGGGTTAAAGCTCACCCAGATTTCCGAACCTGGCTTACGTATCGTCGGCTCTAAGATGTCCCACGACCGCTTAGAGACCGTCTGCGCTTCCTCAATCCACGCTCGGTCTAGTCCTTCCCAAGACTTGATCGAATCGCGTGTCTGAGCCGAGAGGCCAGCAAAGCCGAACGAAGTTCCATTCGCCCCCCGGATCTCGGTAGTCAGCACTTGGTAAAACGAGCTAAGCCCAAGCGCCTCGATCTGGTTGCTTAGGAGCTGATGCACCGAATCCTTGATGGATTTCTGCACCTCGCGAAAGCATCCAATCTGCAACGGCTTCTCAGCGCCCTCGAGCAGCAATGCGCGGGCAATGCTCCAACTCTTGGCCGAGTCTCGACCGCCGTATAACGCTTTGAATCGAGCGGGCTGGAACAGAATCCCCATCTTCTCGGGGAACTGCCACTTAACTGGGGCGGACAAGCTCGATGACGCCCTTGATGCTCACGGGCGCTGAATCATCATCGCCCGCAATCGGCTGCACGGCCTTGCCGTAGCCCCTATCGAGCAACGCTTGAGCCGCAGCAACCTCGGTGCGCGGTTGCCCGCAGTTCATAAGCTCGACAAGCTTCCCAATCGCGGCAGGGCCATGCTGGCGGGCAAGCGCCTTAACCTCGGCGTTCTCCTTGGGCCTCCCGCCAGGATTGCCGGACTGTCCCTTCTCGAAAGGCATTGTTACGCCCTGTTCTCAATGAGAACGCCATTGCTGCGCAAGGCCGCTACAACAGCAGGCTCGCCAAAGTCTCCGACAACGCTTGCACCCAATTGCGGCAACCGGCGCTCAAGCGCTCGCATCAATGCCTTGGCCCATGGGCCGCGAGGCTTGGCCGTAGCGGCAATCCTGACAAGATGAGCGAACACGGTTAAGCGATCGGCAATCTTGGGCGCCGACTTTCCGGGCCTTGCATAGCCGCCGCCCGCCATGACGTTGGTAAGGTTGCTCAAACCAATCTTCTTGATTAGCCGTGCCTCATAACCCAATGCTCCGGCCTCATCGTCGAACTCTCTGACGACCGTCTCGGCGGGCAGCAGCCCTGACGCGATGATTTCTCTAATCCGATCGCACTTGCGCCCAGGCTTGCCGCTGCGGGCATCCTTGACGTGCTGCTTAATTCTTCTGCCACTGCCCTTGCCGACGTAAAACGCCTTCCCATCGCGCGGGTCTGTGAGCACGTAAACGTAAAACATCACAGGCTTCCGTAAAGATTTTCGACACGCCAGCGAACCGTCTTCCTCATCTGGTCGCTAGCCCCGTTGTCACTCTCGACTGTCAACTGTTTCCACTCGTAATCATTGCAGTCGTCGATGACGGCGTCGGTGGCGACGAAGCCGAGCATCGTCGCCATGT